ATATCCATGCCATTCATTCCATGAACCACCATTACGAGCTGCAATTGATGATAATGAATCACCTGATTTAACCCTAACACACACATTACTTGTATTAGATGTCACATTGCTTGTATTAGATGTACTGCTATTAGACTTATTTTTACTGTTACTATTAGACTTATTTGAATTTGTTCTATATGATGGAACTGATGGCGCTTTTTTATTCTGTGCATAAGCATCCCATGTTTTACGAGAACCATAAAACACATTCATATCAAGATTACCATTCCATCCATTTAGTCTACCAGAACTAGTGTATTGAAATGCAGCAACATTTTTCCAGCTACCTATGCCATATGGTAGATTATAAGGTGTATAACCATAGAAATTTCTATATCCATAGTAATAACCAGCAATCCATAATCCATAACGATTTGAAACTGAACTCCAGTTAGCACCTCTTACAGCACCAGCTGAAATATAAATCCAAGGATTACTACCAAAACTTGATGCAACTGAATCCAACCATGCTCGCGCCCATGAAACATTTGTAGTCATTTCATAGTCTAAAACTGCAATTGCACGACCTCTCCAGCCAGAGATTTTTGCTGAGAAAAAGTTTGCCTCTGAATATGCATTGTTACCATATTCTGGTCTAGCAAAATGATACAAACCTATTTTCTTACCAGCTGAATATGCAGCATTTGCACATGCCTCCCAGTTTGGGTCTGTATATCCAACACCCTCTGATACCTTTATTATAATAAAATCTCCAGGTATTGTTGCACAGTTTATGCCACGCTGCCAATTTGAAACATCTATACCATGTAGTACATTTTCTGATGCTGATGCTGATGCAGTAACAGGCGTTGCTATACAAATAGCAACAATTACTGCTGTGATTAATGATATGATTTTTTTCATTGTAGTACCTTTTTTTATATTATTCACATCACATCACAATACAAATAATATCATTATTAAATAATTCTGTAATAATATTAAAAAAAATAATATTGCAAAATTCTCTTAAAATCGATGCCATCCAGTAAAGCTGATTTATCAGCTCTGCTGGATTACTGATTTCTTTAAAAATAGTAAAAACTGCGTTTATGAGTAGTTAGTCATAAAATAGATAAAATCTCGCTTAAAATCGATTTTAGCTTTTAGTTATATGAATATTAAATACTAGTTTGATAGATATAAGATGTAGTTTTAAATACTATATTATATAAATAAACTAAAATTATAGTTTGATAGATATAAGACAGTATTTAAAAATACTAGCTATTAGATTAGTAAATACTAGTTTGATAGATAAAGAATAACTGTAAAATATACAGTCATCTAAAAACTAGTAAACAATAGTTTGATAGATATAAGACAGTATTTAAAAATACTAACTATTAGATTAGTAAATACTAGTTTGATAGATATAGTTTAAATACACATAACCAATTAACAACTAAGGATAATAAAATGGATATAAGTAAAATTAGTAAAAGAATAATGGATAGAATAAATGATTGGGAGCCAAGCTTTGATTTATCAGGTACTGAACTTATTATATTAGACATGCTAATTCAATATGTATTTGTTGGATATGACTATCCAATAAATATAAACATGAATCCATCAATTTCAAGTATAGATGAATCAAAGAATATATATAAAGGTGTATATATAGCTGATCCATTACTAATGGGATGGAACGAGTATAACGATGATAAAAGTGATTACAGCTTTTATAGCTCAGCAACAATTGAGAAAGATGTTGTTAGAGATAGTATAAAAATATTAGATAAATATGATGACAATTTTGTTTACAGTGTTATTAAAAAGCAAGCTAACATTATGCTTACTTGCGACTCTCCAGAAATATTACCAAAGTCTATAGTTAAAAAAGAAACAATAACATTTAAGTTAAGTTCAAGTGATTATCTTGATGATATGGTAAGAACATTCAGAATGTATGATGATATAGAATGCCATGATGCAGTTGAGGCTGGTTGGATTTATTGTGAGAACCTATATATTGATAATTGGTCGATACCTTTTATCAATATAATGAGCAAGATAAAATCTATAGCAAATGAAATAGATAACAGTGATTATCCAAGAGAATTCTCTTTAGAATCTTTAGCTACAACAATGGATACAGAATTTCCAAATATAGGTAAAATTATTTCTATACAATGCAACTGAAAATAAGGAGTACATCATTATGATAATAACAACACCTAATATGAATAAGCCTTATTATAGATTTAATCAGTATAAAATGCGCCATTTATCATCACAGCCTGAGATTCCATCAATTGATGATTGTGAAAATATAATAAATGAATATATGAATCTAACACCACAAGAAAATAATGAGGTAACTAAATTATCGCGTTCAATATGGACCAGAACTGATGCATCAAAATATGCAATTGATGACTATTCAAATTGTGTTGCACAGATAACAAGAAACCTTGACATTGAACCATATAGACCATTCAAGTCAATTGAGGATACTTATGGTATGACAGCAGCACAGATAATTCAATCATGGTTCATTAGGATGATTGAGCCATTAAAATCTAAAAATGACTCAACATTCTTTACAATATGGGACTTTATATATGATGCAAATATAAGAATGAGTGAACGAGTATTTGGTCAAATATTGTCAACAGATGAGCTACTAATAAGAGTTAAATATATGTTTGCAATGATGGCACGCGGTGCCATAGCAGAGGAATTAGCATTACCAAAATTTGCTAAGTATGCAGCATCTTATAATATGATAGTATCAAGAGCTACTGCTGATTTAGAACCATATGATATAGATTTTGTTATAACAAGTGAACATGGTAATAAGAAATATGTTAGTGTTAAATCAGGTTACGCTGGCAGTGTGTTAAAATTAAAACATAAAAGGTATACTCTTAATCATATGAAACCTGATTATTACCTATCAGTTGATTGTAATGGATGCAATGCAATATTAAGAGAATTTGATGATAAGACTAGGACTGTTTCACTAGAAAAGAAACTGTGGTAAAATTGGATAGAACCACCGACAGCATTTAGTCGGTGGTTCTATTTATCTCATAACCATCTCAATAAGGAAATATGATGGACACATCGGAAAGGAACACTCTAATGTAATAGATAAATCTCATCATATTAGTGGCTTATAACCACCAGCTTATTAATATCATAGAAACATACTTTTTTAATATTAACTGTAAGTTTTTGTAATTTTATAAAATGTTTATCATTGTTATCATGCATTCATTCACATATAATCTATTACGATAGTATGCATTATTTAGCTAAGCTTACATTCAATGAAACAGTTGATAATTCAGTATTTTAATGTATTTACTAATTACAGTTTAATATTAGTTAAAATGAGTTAAAAATGGCTGTTTTTAGGTTATTTCATTTATATAGATGCGACGCGGGCGTTGGTAATTGACACTAAAAAGAGCGTTAGGTACACATCCCCTGGTCTTATTAATGACATATTATAAAAAAAATAATATTTTTTATAATAATGCTTACATTATGTTTACATTTTTAAACTTATGCAATACTACGCACCACACAACCACCCCCCACCACACAAGTTATACATATGCAGACAGCCAGTACTGCATAATAAGTTAATATATTATTTTTTATATTTAATAAAATATTTTTATTTTTATTTTTTTATTGATAGCATATGTAAACAATATGTATACATAACTAATCTAACAGTATATTGTGTTTGATTAGTTATGTATATATTAAATTAATCAATCATTATTATTTTCAAGCTCATTGATTTTTGAAATCAATTCATCAATCTTGCCTGTAGTTATAGCATCTTTCTCAACTGCTGCTGCATCCGACTTATCCTTATTAGACTTAGCATTAACACCAAGAATAGCACCTAGGAATGCAGTAGCTGCTGTTAGTGTAGCACCAATTTGTTCAGTATATGGTAGGTGCCAGATTGGACCCAATGCTAACCATAGTGTAGTAATAGCTGGCATAAGAACAAGTGCAACCCATGTTAGTATTTCTTTAACTTTTTCATCAATTAGCATGATAGATAAACCTCAATATAATAGCAAATTTTCGCATCGATAACTATCAATATCATAGTATTAATTATATAATACAATTGTTAACATTGCAAGCAATAAAGTTATTAAACTATCCAGTATAATTATTTATCTATAAGTTATACTGGATAGTTTATATTTTAATATTACTAAATATGAACTATTACTTTATTAAGAATTTATCCATATATGTTAGAAATAGCATTTACATTAGGTATTACCTTACTACCATCCTCATATAATAGTGGTTTTCTACGATTTGCAACAGCACCATCGAAACAGTCCTCTCTAAGGTGAGTTGCAGATTCATCACCATAAGCAGTACCTGAAATAAGTTCCTTATTAGTAAGATCACCTTTTAGAATTACATTACCAGGTTTGATAGGAGTATATTGATACTCGAATTGTCTGAAATAATTCAGCATTCCAGCAATGTCTTTTCTTGGTGGCACTTTTTCAATCTGAACATTAGCTAGTGCTGCGCAACTAGCAAATTTCTCTTGTGAATATTCGCTGCCAATGTTAGTAACTGTTGATGGCATTACAGCCTCTGTACCTGCATCTGATAGTAATGAACAACCAATAAACTGTCTAATCCTAAAACCACTACCAATTGATGTTAATTTACTAGGCAATGTTTCAATTGCAGTCTTTGAAATAGTCGAACCCTCATATTGTGATTTTCTAAAGTTATCTCCAATCTTTGTTATTGAATCTGGTATTGTTTCATTTATTGCATCTGGCATGTCAGTTCTAAGGAACTGCTCTACTCTAAATCCATCTGGTAATGTATCCATTGTTATGTTTGACATGTCACTTTCAGTCATACCATCTACTGATAGTATCACTGCATCCTCATACATATTTCTCATGAAATCAGTTCCAAATGATGTTGCATTTTTTGGAACTGGATTTACAACACCAGTTGTAAGGAATGTGCTTTCAAATGCATGCGCCATGAATCCATCACCCATATCTTTAATTTCATCTGGGAATTCTGACATGAAATTCTGATGTATAGTGCATGGATGTTCTTTTGAATTACCAAGCATTGTGTGTGTACCATCAGCATGTTCTCTGAAAATATTTGATCCAAATGGAACACCTATCTCAACCTTACCATTAGCATTGAACCTATCAACCATCTTATATCCATTTAGATTACCGCTCTTTAGCATATCATCTGTTATGAACCATGATGGTTTACATTGTATTATTTCTGAAATATAAACATCAGCTGGATTGTAAGTAAAATACTTACTAAATATTGATAAGTTCAATGGAATAGCCCATCCATTGTAATCATCTGGCTCATAATCTGATGGATATATGCATAGTTTATTAGTACGCTCTGTAAAACCTTTATCATCACCTTGAATACCAACCCTGCTCCAGTTAGTGCATTCGTTCTCAAAATTAATATTATTAGAGAATCTCAATTTTCCATTGAATATTTCTTTACCATTACAGAATATTGTATATTTCAATGATGTTTCATATAACGCACCCTGACCACTTACTGGTGAATCTTTAACTTTTGTTGCTAGACCATTAGCAATAAGCCAGTTAGCTTTTTCCTCATATATAGTTTTATCACCGTACTCACCATTGCCAGCACTGAGAACAGGTTTTCCATTCTGATGTGTTAGATAATAATTAACTGGGTCGTATTGAAATAGTTCTAATCCAAAATGCAAGTTCTCCCAGAATTTATTAGAATTATCACCTGAACCTAGTTTTACAATAATGCCTTTATACTTATCTTTTTGTTGTTGCTCATTGCCTGATTGCATCAATAAATCAGCATCAACAAATGCTTTACTTAACCATCCTGAGTCATTATTGAATCCATATGCTATTTCATTGACTGGTATATCATATGCTAAAGAACCCACTCGTAGTGCTGCTATTTCACCCACATTTGCTGATGACATAAACCTAGTGTAGTCAAGCATTGCTTGCACATGTCCGTATGGTGTATTCCTACTAAGTTGTTTAGCATAGCTAGCACATAATGCAGTTGCATCATCATCAGACAATCCATTAGTATTAACATCAAGAGATTTAACCATTCTCCAAATGCCTCGTTGAGCTGTGAATATAGGTGTTGAATTATATGTACCTATCTTATCACTAGATATTGCAATAGCATCACTAGGCGTGTAGTTTACAGATACTGATTGTATAACAGCTGTTTTAGATTCTTGACTAAATAGCTTTTTACCATTTACACCAGTTGGTCTCTTAATTACATACCATTGCCATTTACCATCAATAGGTTTAAGAACAGCTGCAAAATCTGGATATAGAGAGAAAAATTCATCAGCTGCTTTACCTGGGCAGTCAGGGTCGTAGTTTCTTATTGTTATTTGACCAGTTTGTAATTCTGTTGATATAGTATCATTTGTAGCATTTATGATTGGAACTGACCATCCAGCAGGAACACCAAATTTATCTGAATCCTCTGAGCACCTACCAAGTATATTTTTTATTACCTCACTTGGAGTACCTGTCATAGTTGGTTCGCTTGATGTTGTAGATCCCATTGTTTCATATAACCATGAACGAGGGTCTGTTCCTGTTATAGTGACTTTCTGTATATCATTAGAATCAAATGATTCAACTTTTAATCCTGATACTTTATAGAATTCATTTGTATTAAGTGGTGTTCTTAATGACATCCATCTAATAGCATTATCTGATATGTTATTACCACCAATCTTATCTATAATATTCTGTGAATCAGCATATGCTTTAATACTGATTTCATCATAACCATGCCATCTTTTTGTTATAAGAATGTCATATGCTTTTACACTGGCAATGAAATTCTGACCATCTGTATTATCTCCATATAATGAAACTGTTATTGTTTGCATATTATATTATCCAATTTATTGTAAATGATTATTATCTATTGTTATATCATGCTGATATACTAGGACGCTTGTTTTTTGTTAGGTTTGATAATGAATATCTGTAAACCCTGCGTGCAATCAACTTTATATTACATGTACCATTAGCTACAGGCGCATAATCAAATTTTGTTGTAATTGAATTCAATTGGTAGTGCTCTGGTAATGTGAAATACTTAGTAGGTACACCAATTTTTGAGTAAGGTTCAATTACACCAGCACCCTCAACAATTTCAGAATATGATGATAGTTCTAGTGTTCTAAAATGATATAATTTTTCTGGCTGGTTCTTATTTTCATTATTTTTATCATCACTCCTTGGGAATATTATAGCTGATACAGAGCCTGTCCATCCTGTATTACCAACAGCATTTGTCTGAGTAAAATTACCATATAATGTAACAACATTATTACTAGTCCATGTTGTTATTGGTTCATTAGATTCACCTGTCATCTGAACTACAAACTCTGTTCCTTGTGTGTTCATTTGAGCTGACAATCCTATATTAGTTGTTTGACGTGTAGTTTCTTTACTGCCACTGTCTATAGACCATTGATCTATTTGTTGTTCAATAGTTCCAACAAAATAGTTGTATTCGCATAAGCAATCAACTGTTATCTCAGTTGGTCCGTCAATTGGATTCATAGATACACCAGTTATGTATACAGTATTGTTAACAACACCTCTTTTATCATCAATTGAGTTTCCAAACCATCTTGAATCTAATGCTAGGTTATAATAAGTATCCATTCCAAGTGTAAGAAAATCATATATCTGCCGCTGTGTTTCACCAGTAGTATCAGCAACAAGCAACTTGAAACTTAAATTTCTTTGTTTATAATCACGGTTTACTACATTCTGTTTAGCATAAATCATGTCAGCATGTTTAGTGTCAACAGTTGTAAAACTCTGTGAAAAATCAAATAATCCACTTACGCTACTTATGATAACATTTTTCATATTATCATAATCCTGTGAACCTAATGTAATAGCATCTATTATTCCATTTCTATTAGTGAAATGTCCTACTGGTGTTAATTTAAACATTATAACTAAATCTCCCTCATATTATACTATCGTGCCATTTCAATGGCAGCTGTTGCTGCCATCTTTGTATTCATATATACATCCAACTGGCTCTCTGGCTTAGCAACCTGATTTACAACTGTTATGTTTGGTGATGAATATCCTGATGATTTCATTGAACCATAAGTTGATACTGCACCTGAATATGTACTGTATGCATCAATACCAATTGTTGGTCTATTTGATGAAATTGCATTAGTCATACCAGTTGAAATACGATTTGCTACAGACGCTATTGCAGGAATTGTGCTCTCTAATCCCTGCAATATACCAAGACCAAGATACACACCAACCTCATCTCTCATAACCTTACTAGGTGAGTGTATTTTAAACTTATCCCTAATCGCATTAATAATAGCCTTTACAAATAGTCCAAATCTCCAATTACCACCATTAACAAGCAGCATTCCTTGTAGTATTCCTTTTAGCATATTGAGTCCTGTATTACTCATTTTTTCTTTAGCTTTATCCGATGCCATTTGAATAGCATCAGCTATAGCTGGTACTACAACAGTATCTATAGCATTCTTAAGATATGGCCACGCTGTATTATTCCACCATTTAGATATTGCAGGCCATACAGTATCTTTCCACCATGGTATTAATGTACCATCAATGAAAGCCCATATTTCATTCAATGCAGGAATAATATTAGGTGCTATGTTAGTATTCCACCATCCTTTAATTTGCTCCCATATACCAGGACCATGCTCAGTGAACCATGCTACTATACGACCCCAAGCTGCTACAAGCTCTGGCGCAATGATTGGATCCCATACCTGTGCTTTTAGCTCTGAGAACAGTGTTTGCAAATACGGCCATATTATACGCAATCCATTTACGAATATAGGAATCTGGTCTACAACATTTTTTGTAGCAGTCATAAATGATGTAGTAAACTGATTCATTGCAAAATTAAGGTCATCACTATTACCAAATGAATATAATACATTCTGCCATGCAGCCTTTACAGTTAGTAATGAGCCTTGTAATCCAGATGTTTCACGCTCTGCATTACCAGCTGCATACGATGTTGATTCCATAAAATCTTGAATTGCAAGTTGTGTTTTTTGTATAGGTGGCAGTGCTTGCCATGCAGCTGTAGTTAATCCCTTGAATCCATGAGTCAATGCAAAATTATATAATGCTGTATCATTGATAACAACACCAAGTCTATCAATGCTATCATACTCATTTCGCATCATTGCTGACACTGCCGTGAATGCCTCTGTTAATGGTACATTCATAACTGATGCAACATCTGCTGTTCTTGTAAGCACATCTCTAACAGTATCACCAGCTTGTTTTACAGATAACCCACCACCTGTAAGCTGTGCGCCCATCTGAGTAGCCCATTGCCTTATTTCTTTTGTTGAACTCTGCATTGAGAGACTCTGTGTCCTACTCCAGTCAAGCATGACTTGAGTCTGATCTTTATAGACCTGTGTAATGCCTCCTACTTGCTGCTCAGCCTCACCTATTTCACCAACAACTTTTACAAATGCAGACACCATTGCTGCACCTGCTGCTGTAGCAGCTTTTATCAAGGCACCAAACGCAGCTGATGCTAATTTAAATACAGCTGAAATTATATTACCAATTACCTTAGCAACAGCCTTAAATGCATTAAATAATCCACCTGCAACTTTACCAATGAGTGTTGTTACTACTCCAACTGCTGCACCTATAGGTGAGAATGCACCGCTGATAACAGAACCTACAGTTCTAAATCCTCTTATTAAAGAAACAGTACCATTACCAACTGCTGATATACCACCGCCTATTCCATGTACAATAGTAGAAATACCTCTGAATGTAGCTGATATTCCAGTTCCTATACCAGAGAATACTTTACCAGTTGTTGATGCCATACCACTTAATGATGATTTTATTCCATCAACAAATCCGAATTTACTGCTACCATCTTTACTATTTAGTGATGATAAATGACTTGAAATTGAATTCTTAATTGCTGCACCAGCTCTATCACCAATCGCTTTAGCACCTGATGCAATTTTACTTGGTAACGTAATTTTATTTAACTGAGACTGAATTGAATTTCGTATTCTGGCACCAACACCTTTAGAAACAGAATCGCTCTTTTTTAATCCCTTACCAATTGAATCTGATATCTTATTACCAACATCAGGCACTTTTATATTATTAATGCTTGAATTAATTGCATTAGACATGCCTTTTGCAGCCTTAGTGCCTGCACTTGATAGCTGTCTAGTTATTGTATCAGATATATTATCAAATCCTGATAAATCAGGTGATATAGCTACTTTATAAGATCCAATTTTAGCCATTTTTTTTAAATCCTTTTATTTCTTGCGTGCTCCAGCAGTTGTAACTGAATTATTTAGTTGCGTATCACTTTTACGGGATATCATGTTTGTTGGAAATATTATATAAGATTTACCCCATGTGCCATTCAGTGATGTCATGCCATAGAACCAATTAACTGCTGGATGTTCTTTTTTACCATTTGGATTCTCACGGCGTAAAAATCCATGTAGCTTATCATCACTTATTGTATTTCTTGATTTAGCCTCCGCTATACGCTTAGCACTTAATGATACTGATTTTACTGCGTCATCTACATCTTTTGATTTAGCAATGTTAGATAACCATTTTTTATTCATACGGCCTGTTACTCTAACTTTATTACTCATATTCTAACCAGTCCTTTCATACAGCTACAGCCTCTATGTGATAACCATTCACCACCATTATCATATATATCCTTAGCATTACGACAGAACTCACATGCATTATTAGATAATATTCTTATATGTCTGAATGATAAAGAATTATCACCATTTATTATTTTATCCTGTGTGCTAAATAATTGCCTTGTGCAATGATCAACCATGGCAGCTCCAGTCTTATCAGCAACCTGCATAAAATCTGAATGAGACTTAGCAGTATTAAATTCATTTAGAATCTCATATAACCTAGACCATCCAATCTGAACAAATTCACTATGCTCACCAGTTGTTTCATATAAATACTTATCCATCAATGGTGCTGATTTTGCTGAATAATCTAATATTATTGATAGCACATTATTTATAATTGAATCTGTATCAACAGTAGGAACACCAATAACTGATTCAACATACATCCTACATTTTTTAGTGCATAAATAACTATACTTATCCAATGAATTAGATAATTTCAATGCAGCCAATTCTTGACCAGCTTTTGACATTATTTATTAGCCTCCCATTTAAAATCAGACCGATGTAATATGCGCACAGATATAGAATACTGCCACTGCCTTGGTTGATTAACAATTGATGCTGACACATTGTCAACAAACACCCTATTTATGCCATTTTCTTGTTCCATTAAATGAAATGTGTTCTTTATTAAATCACATACATTTGCTGCATCTGATTTACCAACAAATGAGCATACTATGCTAATACTGTCCTCAACCTGAAATGCATTTATAGTAGCAGAATCATCTATTATTACTGATGCTGCACCGCTCTCTGGTATGTATACAAACTTGATACCACTTATATTTTTTTGCAACCATGAGGCAACATATTTTTCAAACATTAAGAATCCCTCCTAGCTGTTATTTTTCTATCGTATGTACCATTTGGCAGCATCCAGTTTAATTTTGATGTAATCATATAGTCATGACCATCAAATCTGATTATATCACCAATAGAAATGACATTCATTGCTGTATCATATTTATGCTCATAAAATACATTTATTACACTAGATATGTCATAATTTTGTTCTGGTGTTGCCATACTACCTATTGCATCTGATGAGCTTACTATAATACCACTAAAATTGATTGGAGTTCCATATGATGTATTATATCCTGTTTTATCATTAACTACTACAGCCTGCAACTCATGCTCATACTTTTTAAACCAACTTTTAAAATAGCTACTCATTTTCAGTGCCCTCATTGTTATCATCTTGGGTTTCATCTTGAGTTTCATCTTGTATTAATGCATTCGCAAGTTCATCTGGTAAACCAGCCCATGATAATGCAGCAGGTGAGTATTTTAGTTGTGGTAAAACTGATGCAAGCTTTACAAACGCATCAGCCTGACTTGCTTTACTTGGTGTACTTGGTTCAGCAAATCCAATTGTAGGCACATCATCAATTCCTAGTGTTTCACATAGTCTAACAATTACAGCCTGTAGCTGACCACGGATTGATTGCTCAAATGCTGATACCTCTAAAACCAAATCCTCTTTAGTTGCATACAATGCCTCAGCACTTGCAGGATTTGTTTTTATAACACCAAGCTCTGATGGGTCTATATTAAATGCAGTTGCAACCTCTGTTGCTAATAGAGTCTGTGTGCGTTCATAAGAACCACCATCAGATGCACTCCATTCTTGCAAATCCATTTTTTCACCAGTATCAGGATCCTTTGGTAGCATTATTACTTGACTTACACCTGCTACTATTTTACTTATACCATTTATAAGCTCGTCACCTGCATCACCGTCTGCAATGCCATCCCACGCACCATTGATTATGCGCTGTGGGTATGTATAATAGTTAGATGCAATTTCTGCTCTTAGCTTATTCCTACTAGCTGCTCTGATAGCATTTCTTATTGCAGGTGATATACGAGACACACCAAATGGATGTGATGCACTAGCATTGTAAAATATTGTGAATGCCATTGTATCAGTTGGCATAAATTTATCACTATCATTTCTTGATATCTCAAGAAAACCATCATCATTCAACCTGGTTTTTATATTATCAAATGTTTCTTGAAAACTTATGTTACCAAATGCATTCATTGCAACAGCACTATTCTCAGGTGAACTTATTCTCATTTCACCATTAGCATCAACAATTATTGTACTTGAACCAAATGATACACAATCACGGATAGCAGACCTAATAGTAGGAATATATGAGCTTATATTATCAGAATATTTACCTGTTAGTCTTGGTATTACACGGTCACAGAATTTTTCAACTCCAATGCGACCCCATGCCAGCTGTGCATTAACACCTGCTATGTTATAGTTTGCTAATGATGGACCTCCTAATGAAACCTGATAATTTTCATCTAAGAATGTCCTTATTTCATTTACCTCTGATTGCCATTCACTGATAAGGCTAGTAGAAATACTCATTTATTACCTCCATTGCAAACATGTGGTGGTTCCATGCTTATTGATTTGATTACAGATTTGCTTAACCCAAGTAGTGCCATATCAGAATGTGATATCCATAGTGGGTTACGACTTGCTATCTGTGATGAACTGTTATAACTTACGCTGCGGCTAACACCACCAACATTTTCACTTATACTTGTTGCAGCTGGTGGTATTCCAATGTTTAACCACCATGATGATACAATGTTTACACTTACAATTTTCAATGCAACAGGATTAGCATTTGATATATCTTTACCAGCTAATGAGAATTTTAATTCAATAAATTCACCTGCTTGTTCAAGCATATTAGCTATTTTCTCAGCATCCTCACCAGAGAATGTCTCACCAATTCTAGTTTCAACATCCGAAACTGTAGCGTATGACGCCATGTTAACCTCCGTTCATAGCAAATTAAGGGTGTATGCTACTTTAATCATACACCCTTAATATCATAAATATTAAATTATATTGTGCAAGATAGTCAGACTAAGCAGTATGTTTACTTTAAGTTCTTAGTCTGACTATCACTATCTTTATTTTTTTATTCTCTCAATTGCTATGCATGCATGTGCTGTCAATTATCATATATTAGAAATATTTTTTAATCAACCACTTAAAACAATCCTAATATTTATTAGGCTTTTGTTGCAGTTACATCACTATAAACAATGTATGATGTTTCTTGCGTTGTAGTACTTGGTGCACCAGTAAACTCAGCCTTTATTGTAATTATATCATCTTGAGTCACATCGTAGTCAAGCTCTAATGGTGCCTGTGCATTAGGCATAACCCAGTAAATATCTTTACCAGAATCTGAGACACCAGCAATTACTAGTGTTCCAACATTTGGTTCACGATTTTTTACTGCAACCCTACGGACACCAGCCTCTGGTACTGTGACGTTCTTAGCACCATAAAGAACACCAAGAACATCAGAATCAAGAAATGATGCAAAATTAACAGTGAATACATCAGAGAAATTGCTGTATATCTTACCTAGATTTGCACCCCACACATTCTTATCATCAGAATCAACGCTCTGTTTTACATTAGCACCATCAGTTGAACCATATCCAAGACGAATCCAGCCGCCTGTTGAGAAATCTGTCTCAACAGTTACATCAGTTTCAGGTGTTGGATTCCACAGTAATGGACCCTTAACAATGTTAGCTTTACCAGCAGTAACTGTTTCATTATTAAATGCCATATTATAAGCCCCTTTCTAATCTAGCTGTGTAAAACATATCATATTGTTTCCAACTTAACTAGTGCTTGATAAGCAGCAGCAAAACCAATTCGCCATGATGCCTTGATTGCAACAGCATTTTCACGAGCAAGTTCAAAGCTTGTTTCAGGGCTGTAAACAGTGAATTCAATACCATCCTTTACATATAGAACAGCACGACGGAAATCACCTACAAGACCAACAATATTACTACTATTAGTAGGTAAATCACGGAAATATGCAGGCATGCCAGCGAGCTGGAAACCATCATTTAAACCAAATGTAAGAGGGTTAACAGTTGAACCTGAGGTAACAGCTGCACGCACATTTGATTTCTGTGAATTAGAAATAATCCAACCAGTAGCATCAACAGACGGTGCCTCAGCAGCTGCCTGCCATGTAGCAACAGTGTTGTCAACAGTTATACTGTGGTTAATATCAGCAAACTTGCTTGATGGAATAAATTCAGTACCAAATACTGCGCGATCAAGAGTCTGACCTAAAACTAGCGGTAATTCAGTCTTAATCTGTTCAATAAGACCAGGATACTCATCAGCAGTGAAATCAGAAACCTTGAAAATGTAGTATTCATTAACCATTGGGACCTCAATAGAGATATCATTTACTTTTGAAACACTCTTTGGGTTATCATCAATGAGTGGATTATGAAATGCAGCGTCACCATAAGTGAATGAGTGAACGAGCTTATCCTTTAGACTTGATGTAGGTACTACATTACCTTGAGCTGCAAGCAACTGATAAACAGCAGATTGTTTCAAGCCGGTGCTCATGATGCGTGCCTGCTCATCTTGACTAAGCTTAATATTAGAAATACCTGTAAGTGCCATTTTATTATTATCCTATTTTTTTACTAATGTCTTGTTTTATATTATCCGGTGAACCGCCCGCGCGTATGGATATGTAATATCCGAGCTTTTAAGTTGAACTCATAACAACAGTTTATGCGAATTCGCACAACCCTCACATAAAAGAATATATGAGGCATTCGTGCCTTGTGAGGCGATGCGAACAATAATGGATAATATTGCACGGATGCCTCATATCACATAATATCATACTTTACATATAATTATGATTTCATATAATATCATAAAATCATAATTATAGTTAATTAAGTAGTACTAACATATAAAAAATGCGCATCACTTTATTTTTTGATGCGCATTTTTTTTGATTATTACTTTTTATTTATATTTTTATTTCTATCCATTCGTAGCATATTCAACAATTCTTGTTTCATTGTATCGTGTCTACTCTTATCCATTAATTGTGGTGCAATTAAATCATCATCTTTCATCTTTTTACCACCTAGTCCGATGCTTAATGCTCTTATTGCATCCAATATGTGTGCAAGTAGTAATGTATCAAATGATACAGATGTATCAGATGCTTTAATCATAGTAGCTGATTCAATTGGTAGGTATGAATAATAACATGCAATGTCATATGCTGTTATGTCATATTTATCAATTTTCTTAGCGTTCATGCCATAGAAACGCCGCATATCAGCTATACCTCGCGGCGTTTCTAACCACATTAACGCAGCTATTATTTTCCCAGCGTTATCTCGTCATCATCATCAGGATTTTCTTTATATTCATTTACATCCTCTATGAACTTGGTAATACCATCAATTGAATCACCAACTACATCAATAACCTCATCCTCATAATCACCTAGATAAAAATCAATAAGGTTAAATGATGCCAATGTCTTATCCTGTGAATTCTTAGAATTTAATTCAGATGTTATTTTAGTAAACTCTTTAGCAGCCCTGAATGAACCATTTACGCGGCTCATTAGATTCTCATGTACCTTTTTTACAAGTTCATTATATTTCTTATTGTTAGCCATAATATTACTATCACCTTTCACTTATCAGATTCCAAGCTCTCTTGTTAGTGCTGAAATGCCATATGATTTACTTTGATTTGCTGCATTGTTATCATTTGCTACAGTATCATGCAATAATGATGAACGAGCTGCTGCGCTATTTGAGTATGCGCTCTTAATACTTTCTGCTAAATTCTTTAACTCGTCACCATGCAAACCACTAGCCATGAGAATAGATTTAGGTACATCATATTGCTGTTCTATATCATTAAGTTCAGCATCATTTTTTAACCTAGATAGCTCGCTTTTTAGTTTTTCATTCTCATCTGATAACTCTTTTGTTCGCTGTTCAACTCCAGCTGTAATCTCTGATTCAATGGTTGCTTTTTTTAATCTGCTTAATCGTTCAGCTACAATATGAGAAACTTGTTCCTGTGTAAATGTTTTTTCTGAACTATCAGCAGCATTACCATCTGAATCATTGTTAGCTTTATCAGTGATAGCAGCATCAGAATTATTATCAACAGTATCTGAGACATTTGCATCGTTCTCATTTGGTGTTACAGTCTCAGGTTTATTTTCATTATTATTATCCATTATCATTTCCTTATCTATTGTTTCAATATTTCTATTGCTCACATTTTCATAATATCATTGAACTACTAATATAACTACCAATCTCTTGAATGACCACGCTCTCTATTTATCCTATAACGAGCCTCTTGAATACTAACATCACTTTTCATTGAATTACATCTCTTATGACATAATCTCAAATTAGCCCTTGAATACATATCACCATCATTTGCACGCGCTACTACATGGTCAACACTAGCACTCCATGGGTTTGATGGTGGTAGGCTCTTATCAACAATCCTACCACATAGATAGCATACATTTTCATCTCGCAGTACTTGTTCACGAGCTTTTTTCCATGCATATCCATGGATGTCATTATCATCTTTCATTTTAACTCCTTTTTCTTAGTCTTATTCATTTGCAAGAAACCTGCTAGATTATCAGCTAATCCAATATTAGAATTTACGCTTATATTTCTCTGAACAGCTTTACCACCTATTCTCTCTGTTAGTATTTTCATTGCATTTGTATCATCCATTGATGAAATTATAAGTTTTGCTGCAATAGCCTCAGCAGCAGTCTGTTTAGCAAATCCATCTTTTTCCATCTCATAGATTTTAGACATAGGCAATGATAATAGTGCTAATAATGCTGAGTCAATCTTATCATCCATTTATACACACTCCATTATTTACCATGAATACACACACTGCTTTTTACTGCGTATATTTGCTAATGAATTTATCTTATCAGCAATGCTACTACCATCATCAACAGAATTATCATTATCATCATTATCAACTACAACATCAGATGGATGATATGCTAAAACTATTGATAGCATTGATGCCATGACATCAGGATCAGCAGCCTCTATTGTAGCTGATCCAGACCTATCATCAAATCCTAACCATGATGTTGATAATGCAATATTAGATTCTGGTGAATCAAATACATGCATAGTGCCAGATTTTACTGCACGAATAAACTGCATTGCTTTACTAGCTGTGATTGGCATTGTAGCAGACTTTAATTTATTCTTAATGCCTCTCTCTGATAACATTTGTTGTATAGCTTTACCACGCGAATTCTGAGGTATAGTAATGTTTCTTATCATTCTTGATCTATCCCTAACCCATTTTACAAGCTCAGTAACATCACCATTTTCTATTGGTATAGTTTTTACTATTTCACACCATCCATCAGTAGCAAAACATACACTAGCAATTGAGCATGATGGATTTACACCAATACCAGCGTAAAAACGACTTTCTAATGTACCTTTATTTGTTAGACATGACCTAACAATTTCTGGCTTAAGTGCAGGTGCATGAACAGTCATATTCTCAGGTATAACCCATGCGCCTAATCGCTGTCGGGCATATGCCTCGTCATCCATTGTAGCCATTTCACGCCTAATTAAACCATTAAAATCAGGTATCCTTGAACTACTTGGATTAGCCTTTTTAGCTGTAGCTAATGTAAATTTAGAATGATTCTTAGAATAGGTACCAATACCATACTCAAACCATCCTTTTTCTGGATTTGTAGGATTACCAACTCGTTTCATGCAATCATTACGCTTTTTTGCAAATACTGAATCATATCCTACATTTGCAATGTCATCATCTGTTGGTGGCGTACCAAGCATTATTATACTACGATTTGTTGATGTAGTCAATGTTGGTATTATCTCAGCAAATGATGATGTGCTCATTTTTTGGGCCTCATCAAATATTATCCTATCCAATGTCATGCCAACTGCTGCACCAGCTGTTCTAATTCTAAAACTAATCCTGCCACCAGATGTAAACTCAATGAACTCAAAACCAGGAGATAACCTTTGTTTAGAAACTATACCAATGTCCTCTAGCGGTTTACATATTGCAGACATGCGTCGTTCAGCAGCCCGTGTTGCATCACCATTATGAGCAGTAAATAATACATTCTCACCCCTGCATCCAGATATAGCTGCTAACATCAATGCAAGCTCTGTTTTACCATTCTGTCGTGGGATTGATACACCAATCTCTGGTAATTTCTCAGCAGCCATACATATTTTTATCTGCCATTTATCAGGTGTGAAACCAAGCATTTTTAATAGTTCTGTAAGTTCTCGTTCATTCATTACATACTCCAATTATAATGGTCGCTCTGATTGTTATGTATATATCAGAGCGACCAACGCTAATTATGCTAATTAATATTATCGGTTATCATCATCATATAATAATGATTGATAATAATCATCATCATAGAGTAATGAATATTCATTTTCATATTCATCATCATAATCTATATTTTCATCATCTATATCAGTATCTTTATCAATGTATGCATTGTAATCAATTTCATTCTCTGTATTATATATGTGTGTGTAATCAGAATAATTAAAATAATCATCCTCATACAAACCCTCACTGTGTAAATATTCAACACATTCAGGTGAAATCCATTTTTCACCATCTACATCAATTATTGCATCCAATCCATCATCTTGTTTAATGCAATCTTGCATGTGGCTAATGTATTTGTATTCAGTAAATGCTTTATCAAATGCACTCAATGGCATGTAATCGTTCCTATATGCGTAATCAAATGTGTGTTTATAATAACTCATTTTTTTTGTATATCCTTTCTTGAGTTTGGTTAATAATAATAATATCATATACTTTTAGATACAAGCTTTCTAAGTTCTGCTACATCAGAAACTACTAGTAAACGCTGTCTTGTATTTATTTTCTCAGGATAGTCATCACCGTTGTAAAGATAGCGTCCTTGCTTACCACCTATTTTAGGCTGCATTAGAACCTCTCTATCACATTTTGGTAGTTTGCTCCATAGCACATTATCAACTATTTCAGTACCAGTTGACATTACATTACCTGATGAAAGCCAATCATTAATTAAGTCAGCAGTTTCACTAGTTAATGTACCCATTACATTATCATTGTTAGTTTCTTTTAATGATTCATATTTACCATTGTTAGCAATGAATACTGATAGACCTAAGAATATAAATGCATCAATTGTTTTATCGCTTGCAATTGTTTCATATACAGTCATGCCATCAATTCCATCAGAATTCCATACATCATCTGATGCTGCTAAAATATTTATAATAACAGCCCTACGCTTAAATGCTGTTATTTTATCAAAATCAGGTATTGAATTTGTTGCTATAATAGGCGTGCTCTCAATGTGAACCATCTTTCTAACACCTGAACCAAATCTAGCATCATCATCAATACCAGTTGAAATGCTAGCTAATGATTGCATTACATTACTTGAAATATTGCCACCCTCATCTGCTATGAATGCTTTTTTACCAATAAGGTTAGCAATTGCACCACCTCTTTCAAATGCACCACCTGATATAGCCTGAACTCTAACAGCACCTATAATGTCATTAAATCTTGATTGAAATGCTCTCATTAGAGTTGTTTTACCAGACCCACCATCATCAGACATAATGAATATGTGCTTTCTTGGTGCTGGTGAAACACATTCAAATAGTGCCATTGCTATCTTATCAGTTTCTTTACCATAAACCTTACGAATAATAGAAATTCTATTTTCATAATCATCTGGCTTATCAACTGAAATAGTGCTAATAGCATTTGAATTAATTGGTAATATACGTCCACCTTTGTAAACAATCTCATGTGAATCACCATCTATGTCTCTCATAATAAATCTACTATTAGATACTAATCTAATTTTTGTATTATCAGTACTTGATTCACAATGTTGCTTTATAAGAATTGAAACACGCCATATAGCCATTCTCATTGAGTAGTCAATCCTATCAATTGCATTGCCAACTATTTTAGTGAATCTATTTCTAATCTTATCATATATAAAGAACTCTGGTGCATCCTCACTTACAAAAATATAACCAATGACTATACCTAGAACTAGTCTAATAATTTCACTACTTACAAATTTAGGCTCATCTATAAATGAATAGCCATCAACTATTACTTTATTTCCATTGTATGATGAATTAGTAGTATCAATTTTTGCAAATGGTCTTGTAAGCAGTGCATAAGCCTGCTCACCAGGTAATAGATTGCTTGAGATTATGTAATCGCTTGATACATCTGTTAATGATAGCATTTTTATATTCCTTACTTATTGATTGGTTATGTGTAATTTTAAATTATATCTATCAAACTAGTATTTACTAGTGTTAATGATACTGTATATTTAACACAGCTATACATTATCTATCAAACTATTATTTACTAGTTTTTGATTTTTATTTATTTGTATTTAAACTATATCTATCAAATTAGTATTTATTTGTATTGATAGTATATATTTTAAATACTGACTTATATCTATCAAACTAGTATTTTAATATTTTGATAGAGTATAGTATTTAAAACTACATTTTATATCTATCAAACTATTATTTACTAGTTTTTATATTACTGTATGTTTTACAGTTATACTTTATCTATCAAACTAGTATTTTAATATTTTGATAGAGTATAGTATTTAAAACTACATCTTATATCTATCAAACTATTATTTACTAGTTTTTTATTTACACTATATAGATGTTTAAACTAGTTTTAATTAATATACAAATATGATTAATAACAAATTACTATAAAAAAATAGCTATATTTATTTTAGCAGTAATTTAATATCAAATAAATATAACTATTTAATTTAAGTACTTTTATCTATTTATAATGATTAGTCATAAACTTTATAATGATTAGTAATAAGCATTATTTTTTTTAACAGCTATAAATAATTAAGTTATCTAAAAATATTATTAAACTTAAAAACTAAACTAAATATATTTTAAAGTTGATATAATGAAACTTTTTATACTATTAAGTTCTATTAAGTTATATTTAATCAAATAAAATTACAATAATAAATACTACAAATACTGTAAACTAATGTTAAAACTAAATTCATTCATTTTTAATGAAATATGTACTACTGGGACAGAATTTTAAATTTTCTGTCCACTTTTTACAATTTCTGTCCAAAATTTGTCCAGTAAAAAATGCTGATTTATCAATTGTTTTTTGCAATTTTTTGATATGTGGACAAAAAAATGAAAATCTGGTAATAAAATATAATAAAATAAAATCTACCAGATTTCTTAATTTTTGTCCACAACCTATTTTTAGGTCAAAAAGTGTTGATTTATCAATGATTTTTAGTGGACAAAATTGGGACAAAACTTGGACAAATTGGGACAAAATGGACAGAATTTGACAAATTTATGTCATTTTTTTTAGTAAATACTGTCAACTAGTGTTAAAACTAAATTCATTCATTTTTTAATGAAATATATACTTTTACATTTTTAAAAAAAAGGCACTGCTTAGATTACAATGCCTATTTTTTAATGGTAATAAATATACTACCAAATTCTTATTATCTGACCTACATATATTAGATTAGGATTTGCTATTCTATTTATTCTTGCAAGTCTATTATAACTAGTACCATATTTGTTTGCAATTCCTGATAATGTTTCACCTTTCATTACTACATGTATATTTGTAGATTTATTTGTATTTGTTTTTGTATTTGTTGTAGTTGAAAGTGAACGACATACAACCTCACCTACATAAATGACATTAGGATTACCAGAACGATATCCATGCCATTCATTCCATGAACCACCATTACGAGCTGCAATTGATGATAATGAATCACCTGAT